CACATATGATCTACGTGGTGTTGTACACCAGTGGCTTCACTTAGTATGTTACGCAGCTTGTATATCTGTACTAAGCGTTGCTTCTCATGAGAGCAGTCACGTAGATGTATAGGTATTTGTTTACGCTTTAGTGCTCTGCGTTTGGCCCACATAGCACTAAGCGCTTCCTTATTAGCTTCACGGTAAGCTTTATTAGTAGCTGCTATCCTTTCCTTATTAGCTTCACGGTAAGCTTTATCTCTAGCAGAGAACTTATCTTTGTTAGCTTCATAGTAAGCTTTCTTATTAGCTGCTATCCTTTCCTTATTAGCTTCATAGTAAGCTTTCTGACTAGCAGCTATCTTCTCTTTGTTAGCTTCACGCCAAGCTTTCTTTCTAGCAGCTATCTTCTCTTTGTTAGCTTCACGGTAAGCTTTCTTTCTAGCAGCTATCTTTTCCTTGGTCTGAGGCATCAAAGCTTCTCCTTCATAAAGACCTTTACCCACTCCGCACAAATGTCTGACCTAACAATATCATCAACGCCAAACTCTACTATAGGTACAGGTAGCATATGTTTCTTTGCTAAGTGGATGACTTTAGATAAACCATCTGCTTCCTTTAAGTCAGACTGTTGCACATCCCCATTCAGTACAATAGTACTACCTTCACCTACACGGGTCAACAACATCTTAAGTTCGTGCGTTGTAATGTTCTGCGTTTCATCTACGATGATAAACGTGTTATCAAAGCTACGCCCACGCATTAATGCAAGAGGGGCCATCTCCACATTACCATTCTTAATAGCTGTATCTAGTACACCCTTACCCCAGTGTTTCTCTAACACGTCAAGCACAGGCAACGCCCAAGGGTAGGTCTTCTCTTCTAGTGTACCAGGTAGGTAGCCTAACTCTTTACCTACAGCTACGTGAGGACGTGTGATAACTATCTTGTCTATCTCTTTGAGTGTGTACTGATCAGCAGCATAGGTAGCTGTAACGTAAGTCTTACCTGTACCAGCAGGTCCCAGCACAAACACTTGACTGCTCTGCTTGAGGTGATCCAAGAATTGTTTTTGTTTTTCTGTACGAGGTGTGATACCTGATGTCTTCTTGGATGCAGCACCTTTGTAGTTAGTCTTTCGTCGTGAACGTGTCTGCTTCTTGGGTGGCTCAAGGTTGTTCATAGTAATGCCTTTTTAAGTAAGCTAAAGCGTTGGTTAGTCCGTCAAGATCATCACCTAATTGCCCTATTCCACCATTGCATGATCTACAAAGCCAACCTCTAAATGCTTTAGTTTCATGGCAGTGATCTAATTGTAGTTTATCATAGTGCTGAGGCGTTATACCACAACAGTCACACGTAGGGACTTGTGGGTATTTGTTTTCTTTCTTTAATAGATAAGTAAGGCTTTGATTTTTTCTATAGCAAGGCTTACAATGTCTTAATGACCCTCCACGTCTAGGATTTTTAGCCGCCTCAGCACCTTTTGATAAGTTATAGAATGAACTCTCTGGTTTGTATTCTTTACATGTAGGGCATTTTAGTTGATCTTCTTTTGTTTCTTCCTTAGGTGCTTCATCTTCAAACAATTCTAATTGCATTACACTGGAGACCCTTGTATTATATCTAGGAACTCTCTTAACTCTGCATGACCTCCAATGTGTGTACCATCAGAAGAGAATATCTGAGGTACAGTCTTCATGTTAGCATTCTTCATGAGGGTTAGTACCCACTTAGAACTATCCGTTGATACATTAAACTCTACATAACTTATACCTGCACCCTTCAGTATTGCCTTAGCTGTGTCACAGAAGTTGCATTGGTTACGGGATATAACAGTGTAAGTCATGTATCCACTCCCCAGTTAAAACACTCAAAACGTTTTAGGCGAAACCCATTAGCTTCAGCGTAAGTAAATGCTGTATACAAATCTTTCTCGCAAGCTTCTAATGTAGGGAATATATTTTTGTTAGTGACAGAGAAGCATGAACCTTCTCCTTCTAATGCACATACTATAGCAAGGGCTGTGAACATTGTAATCTCCTTTGTTAAGTAAGCAGTTTATACACTTGCTTAGGTGTTGGTACTTATGTTAGCATGTCTATGAGAATAGTCACAGCTACTGTTACTGCTAGTAATTCAATCATGGTTATCTCCTTCCTTATAATAGGTCTACTATTTCACAACTATCACCAGAGCAAGCCAGTGTCTGACTACCTGCTGTATTGTCCTCTTGTTCATACTCTGATAGCTTAGACCAGTCAATAGTCTTAGGCATAATAGATTTCAACATAGAGTAGTCTGTCTTACCTACATCTTGGTAGGGTGCTTGCTGATACGTGTGTTCGTTGTACGGCAAGAACGACACACCAGACATCTCATCAAAGTGTCGGTACACAAATGCACCTACCTCAAACCACTCATCGTTCTTAACATTGATTGTTACAGACGGCTTATGTTCACACCAGTTGCGCTGATAGGCTAACCACATCTCAAGTTGATCAATAGCTGACATATCAGATGTAGTTACTGCTCCTGTCGGTGCTTGCATAGGGAAGCTAAACACTGTCGTAGCGTCAGGTTTCATAACGTCAGGCTCATTAGGGATACCTTGATCCTTCATGAACTGTGTGAGTGGATCTTTGTTATCTCCACGTACAGTACGTATGTAATAACGAGAGTGACGTGCATGAATACCACTGGCTGAATCAACAAGTTGTGACACTGTACCTGACGGCTTAACGCAAGTGATAGCAGCAGACACAGGTATACCTAAACGTTCTGCCCACTCAGCATTAGTAACAACAGCAACATCCTTTAAGTACTCCAGAGTTTTCTCTAGTCCTTTGTTAGCTGTAGTCATAAGCTTGTTGTCCATGATACCTGTTAGGGATACACCAAGTAAGCGCTCCTCTTCTGTGTTGTTAGCCCATATCTTACGCAGGTAAGGGAACTTAGTGTAAGAGGATTGTATTGTACCTAAGATAGTAGCTAGCCTAATCTTACGTTCAAGTGACTCCAAATTATCTGTAGCGCGTACCACTACCTCTGTTAGGTTACAGAACTGATTTGGGCGTAAAATTATCTCGCTGCATGGGTTGGTTCCAAACTCATATTCTATTCTACGTCTGCGATTCTTAGATGCTTGTTTCTTAGCTGCTTCACGATTAAAGATACCACGCTCACCACTGCCACTCTCAACCAGTGCCATCCATTCACGCATAAAGCTAAGGCTGTCTGGCTTTTCAGTGTAGCTTACAGAGTTGTTAGCCAAGGCACGTTGTGGGTTGTTCTCCCACCAAGCTCCTGACTTAGCGTGACGCATACGGTCATCACTCAGATTAGACAGAGAGATCATAGCAGATCGACGTACACCACCTACAACAACTACCTCTCCAATCTTACACATGATGTCGTGACACTCCAGAGAAGACAGCTTACGCCCTTGTGCTTCTTTGAAGGTACGGATAACAAAGTTGAACAGATCAATCAAAGGCGCTGGGCCTGACGCCCTGCCACCAAAGGTTTTAAGTCTTGCACCAGCAGGGCGAACACGGGATATGTCCCACTTAGGAATCTCACCACTATAAAGGAGTGCAATCATTTGACGAAGAGCCTTAGCCCAACCTTCCTTACTGTCCTTGACGACAACAGTAGTCTCGCTGTCGAACAACTTAGGGACATCAGGAAGCTTACTGACGAACTGCCTCTCGACGGAGAAGCCAACACCAGTACCACAGAGCAAGATAAACATAGCCTCATCGAAGGATTTAAGGTCATCTACGGGTAGATAAGAACAGTTGTACCCTGCTGTGTTATCTCTATCCAGCGCTGGCCCTGCTGTCATCAACGCTCTCATAGATGGCATGACAGATAAGTCTAGTATAGCACATCGTATTTCATCTGCTATATCTTCTGGTACTTTATCCCCTACAATATTGTTGATGTAACGATCTACTGTCTCTGACCAGGTTTCTCTACGCCCTTCTTCATCTCGCCACCTAGCGTAACGTGATGTGTGGATGAAGGCTTGGTAGTCTGTGGGTAGTAAGTTGTTCATATTTGTTTAACCTCTATGTGTTTAATTTCCGCTGCGTCAATGTCGTAGATGATATCTTGTATCATTTCTTTCACTACTTGACTATACATTTCTTCTGCTACAGGTAAGATGTTATCTTCTTCATCTACATCTATAGTCATGTTAACTTTAAACTTCATGCTGCCCTACCTATTAGGTCTGTAAGGTCTGGCTTCTTATAGTTAGGACCCTTCATAACCTTGCCATCTTCTCTTAGCACAGGGTTGCCCTCACTGTCTAGCTTAGACATGTTACTGTTATGTACACGTGAGAATGCTTCCATGAATACACGCTCACCGTACTGCTCTAATCCGCTAGTCATCATACGACTAACCTTAGTCTGTTGTTTGAGTACAGTCTCACGCTCTTCTTCACGTAAGAGATTACCTATGTGGTCAGGTGCAGTAAGAGCTAAGCCTGTTGATACATATAGTAGATCACACAGTTCTTTGAGGTGCTCTGCTGTACCGTATGTCTCAGCTACGTACTCCTCTAGCTCCTCATCTATTAGTTTAATCCACAAGCGGGGATCAAGCGAACCCTTAAATGCTACAATGAACTCTGCTACTTTCTCGTGCGGCATCTTAGGTTGCATTGCATCTATATCATCCTGACTTATCATTGATACTTCTCCGCTAAAGCTTCATTCATTTTATGTAAGTACCACTCTGCTTTCTTCATGTCTTCCATTGGGTTGCTCTTGTATTTGTACCTGTGTTGATACTTAATCATGTTGCCTTGGCAGTAGTCAATGAAACCCTGCAGTCCTAGCACCTGCTTGATGTAGTCAATACATTCCACGCCACCCATGTTGTAGTGCGCTGGGCGTTCTACAGGATCATACTTATTTGTGTGCGATACTTCCACCCATTCTTCTTTCATGCACTTCCCTCCGTTTTAGTCCATCTACTTAGTGTATATACATTACCATCCTTCTTAACGTCAAGCTTTTCTTCATCTCCTTCAAGGCCTAGCAAATAATCTCTATGCTCTGCAACTAAGTCATATATGTCGGGGTGTTCAATGGCTACATCTAAGAACGCTGACATCATAGATGCCATATTAAAGATGTGCGCCTGTACACTAGCAGGTACAGAAGAGTCCTTGGATACAGCTAGATTGATTGTTACCCCACCATCCCACTGACCCTCTTCATAATTACCTGGATTAATAACTATAGCAATATCATCGTCATCTAGCTGGTGCATTATGTAGTATCCTTTCGTTCAGTCTTTAACTTAACTCTGTCCAATGTAATCTCTTCACCTAGTTCACTTAACCATTCCTCAGGGATCACCCTGTGTGACCACTGAAAGCCATACTTCTTACACCAATCCGAGTAGCGAGACTTAGCTCCCTTGTATAGCTTAGCATTGGCATTGCTGAATACAAACCTAATGTCTAGCTCTGGGTGCTGTCTCTTTATCTCACGATGCTTACGTCTATCAGCGTTATCAAAGATACCTTTACTCTCTATGATGATGCCATTGTTTAATACAAAGTCAGGTGTGTAGGTACGATACTTAAGGTCTTCCCATTCCACCTTTAACTCTTCGTACTTAAAGGGTTGCTTCTTCTTCTTTAACCACGCAGCAATATCTTTCTCAAGACCACTGCGATAGTTGTTGGTGTGCCTACGTTTAACCATTTGTACCCTCAAGGTATTGCGGATCAACAAACACGTAGTCAACCTCCTTAGGGTTACGTGCTGTAGACTTGACAGCAGGTAGTGTATGTAAGTTAGGCCAGCACTTATGTTTGAAGGAACAGAAGCCACACTCTACGCCAAGCTTAAGGTTACCTGTAGGCTTACGATAGTGTGTCTCTGGCACTGCCTCAAAGCACCTCTCAAAGGGCTTGTCATCATTGATGTAGGACACTGTATCTTCTATGTCTTTGATCACTGCTGGGGCATCTACTCCGCTGGCATCCACATACTTGAACTCACCATTGGCTTTGTTGACAACCCACCATCCACCTACAGCTTGGTTAGCTGCAGTAGCATAGCCTACTAGCTGAGGTACATAGCCAAAACTATCCCCTTGAGCCAGTGATTCAAAGCTAGCAAACTTGTTGTTGTATGACCAAGGAGATGCAGACTTAACGTCATCCACCTTGCCATCCATAATCATATCATACTCTCCTTTAATAGACACACCATTACTTAGCTCTAGTGTAACCTTGTCGTTGTCTTTAAACTCTACATCAGCAGCACGAAGAAGTCCCTTGAATACAGCCTCTACAATATCCCCTATGATCATGTTCATTAGGAAGTGTGGAGGTAAAGGTGCTTTATCCTCAGGTTCATTCTTATCAAACCACAACTGACAAGTAGGACGCCCAATGTTGGACATCCTTAGTCTAAACTTATCACGTGGCCCACCGCTAAACTGTTTCTCTAGTGCAGCCTCGACATCCGCAGCAACTTGCTTACGGATGCCTTCAGCCATGACTGTCTTACCCTTAGTAGCACGATATAAGAAGTCGTAGACAGCTAGTTCAGCATGGTGGTTCATATCAGTCTGCCTCTTCTACGTTAACGAATGATGCAACTACATCAGCGTCATCACTAGAGATACCCTCTGTATGTTTTTCTTCCCACTGATTAAGGATGTAAGAGTTCTGATATTCAATGTACTCCATGAAGTCTTTTAACTTACTCTGATCTTCCTGAGTAATATCTACACTGTCACCTGCACCCATTTTCATGATAGCATATGTGTTACCATTAGGCAGCTTACCCTCTTCTGCACCCAGTGTGAACGTGTATTGGATAGCCAGAATGTTCTTACGTGCCAGTGAAGCCATAGCCTGATCAAGAACCTTGATGCTGGACGGTGATACTTCAAACACGAAAGGCGTAGGCTCAGTGATAGCATCTACTGGATTGCCATTAGCGTCTGTTACATCAGAGGCAGTCAGCATACCAAAGACAACCTTCTTACGTTTGATACTACGTATTAAGTCCTTGGTCTTCTGTGGTGTAGCATCCCAATCCTCAATGTATCCAGAGGGACGCCCTAAGTTAAAGCCACCCATGTTATCCTTTAGGTCACCCTTTAAGTCAGTAGACATGACTGTCTTCTGCATAATGTTGGCCTCCGAATCCCACTTGCTCCATTGCTGGCGTACAGCAAAGACACGTACAGATGGGTTGACTGTATAGACTTCATTGTCTTCACCTAACGTAATCTTGTATGCACCTGCAGGTACAACCTCAGTCTTTACTGACTTACCTCCTACATCCATAGTACCCATGATAGCGTTGTGAGTTAGGTTAATGCGTGGTAGTGACGCTTTCTTTGTTTCTGCTGGTGATGTAGTTATGCCAATAGCCTCAGCCAAAGACATACCCAAAGCATCCATAGTTGCTAGTTCTTGGTTCATTTACTTACTCCGTTTATTTAAGTTAAAGATGACTAGTTATACTTATGTGACCCATATGTGTCAAGCAATATTATGACACATCTTTTTGTTCTAGCCAGTTAGGTCCAAGGCCAGCCTCTAACAGTAGAGGTACGTTCATTGTTACATCATAAGCTTGCTCCACTAATTTGTTTAATCCTTTATTCATATCCTTGATAACCTGGACTACCTGATCTGTTTCATCAGGGTGTACATCTATCACTACTGAGTCATGTACAGAGTTGACTACGCACGAGTGCATACTCTTTAGGTTCTTCTCTATCTCAATCAGTACAACAGGTACTACATCTCCTGTAGCAAAGCCTTGTACAGGGTAGTTCTTTATCATTGTAAAGTGTGTGACACTTCCGTTTGATCTACGTGTTACGTCAGGGAATGCGTACTGTCTGCCTGATACGTTAGTAATCTTCATTAATCGTACAGCCTCATTGCCTAGCTGCTTGTGCCACTTAGCTACACCCTTATACTTCTCAGTGAAGTGCTCGTAGTATGCAGCGACAGCCTTACTTCTACCATACCCACTCGCGCCAAACAGGGGTGCGAATGTATGAGCCTTTGCTTCTTGTCTAGTTGTGGGTTCGCCAGCGTCAGAGATAACCTTAGCTGTGTAGCTGTGTACATCAAAGCCTGTAGAGATTTCTTGCATAGCTGTTTGATCCTGCGCTAGGAATGCAGCGGTGCGAAATTCTAACTGGGCAAAGTCTGCTTCCATTATCTGACCGCCATCCCAGCGAGACACAAACACTTTCTTCACAGGGAATGTACCACCACGAGGCATGTTCTGCATGTTAGGGTTACGTCCTGAGAACCTACCTGTGCTTGTGATATGTTGAGTAAGACCTGCGTGAAGGTAGCCGTCTGGCTTAGTGTAGATTGATATGCCATCAACAAAGCTAGAAAGATAAGAGCTAATAGCTGACAGTCTCTTAAGATCTCCTAAGAAATTAACAGCACTGTCCATGTTGTTGCTCTTAGCTGTTGCCATAAGTACCTCTAGGTTATCCTTACTTGTGCTGAACCCATTGGCACTGACCCACTTCTTGCTTGGTGCAGAGAAGCACAGACCTGCAACCCTATTAGTTTCTTTTAGTTGGTAACCACGTGCATCACAGTCCTTACATTTGTTTGGTCTTGCGTACCGTGTGCCATCCTTCTTAGTCTTGTATGTCTTGCCTTCACCCTTACAGGTAGGACACGTGAATGCTTTAGTGCGCTTGATGATTGCACTGTTAACATCTACTGCTGCCTTAAACTCCTGTGGTGTATCAACATACTCAAACAGTGCAGCCCATTCTTTCTTGTTAAGAACACGACGTGAGAACACTACCTGTGATACTTGCTCTGGTGAGTTGAGGTTAATAGGTGTGTCACCCATAAGCTCACGTGTCTTGATAGCTAGGCGCTCTTCAATGTCTGCTTTCTCCTGCTCATACTCCTGCCTCACTTCTTGTAAGGCATCTCTATCCACCCTGATCCCTGACATGTACATTCGGGTGAGGGTTTTACAGGTATTAAAGGTAACTTCTCTGACCTTATGTAGGCTGGAGGATTCGGGTTGCTTGTAGTCTTCTTCGATGGCAAAGAACAACTCACGAGTAACGTCGAGATCACGCCTAAGGTAAAAGCTAAGGTCCTCCAGAGGTATCTCATTAGTATTGTATCCTTCCTTAAAGTATCTCTTAAGTGTATCATCCTTTTGAAACTCCAGTTGTCTACGCTCAGCACAAGCATCCATGCTAAGGGGTTCTTTCTGTCCTCTTAATAGTAAGTACTCTGCTAACATGGTATCATATATAGCACCGTCATACTTAAAGCCTGTCTCCCACAGCCACATCAAGTCATGCTGTGCATTGTGCATGATCAATAGTGTAGTGTGATCCAGTAGTATCTGTATCTGCTTAGCCTGTATGCCACCTACATCCTGCTTCTCCTTATGATTTAATGTATAGATGTGTGTCTCGCTAAGGTTGTCCACGTTCTGTGTACCTACCTGCACAAGCTCTAAGCCTGGTTCGAATGGGTCAAGTAACATCTTACCATCTCGTTTAACTGTTGTATTCTCTACGTCTAAGACAAGCCGCATTGCTGTCTCCTTCTATGATAAATATTGACTGCGTTCACCGTCTAATTCGCAGTGTACAATGCCATGCCAACCACCCTTAAGTTTATTCTTAGCTATGTTGAGGTGGCGCTGGGCGCTCTCTTCTTCGTCTTGTCCTTCTACTATCTGGTTCTTACTGATTAGTACCATAAGGTCTGCCTCTGCAGCCTTGCCTGTCTTACTACCTTCAAGCATAGATTGATCTACATTAACCTTGCCTTCAGCTACAGCACTAAGCTGGGACATCCAGATGATTGCACAGTTATACTGCTTAGCAATGTTACGTGCATGTATAGCTGCTTCCTTTAAGTACACATCTGACTTGTCACTTGTCTTGTTAGCAAACTTGTCCCCCATGTCCAGCACTACAATGTCAGGCTCGTATGCTTTAACGATAGCTTCAACCCATGACATGTCTTTACCTGTGCTGTCCTTGATAAAGATGTTGTTCTTCACTGGCTCATAACGCAGTGCAGCTACAGGCATGTTAGCTTTCACTTCATCCATACTCATACTCGTAGCAGCACTAAGGTATCGTGCACCTACACGCTCGTAGCTCTCCTCATTACAGAGGATCATACACTTAGCTCCTTGATGTGCGAAGCCATCAGGTGCAGCTATAGTACTGGCATGGAAGGATGTCTTACCTGTGTTAGGTCTTGCACCTACGACAACTAAGTGACCTCCACTAATACCCTCTACCTTACGACGCAGGGTTGGAACGTTCCACTTCCACTGTGACTGAATGTCGTTAGCCTTAAGTAAGGTCTCAATACTTATGTCATCCCAATCAATCTTAAGGTTAGGCATGAAGTCGTCTTGATAATCAGACAATAGTTTACGTAAGGGTTCAAGGCTCTGCTGTGTACCGTTCACATAGTCAAAGCCAAGGTTAGCTATCTCTTCCCCAACTACCTGCTGGAATAGGTTAGACAGTACATCATCAGCTATATCCTTACCTAGTGGGTTCTCTCTACTGATCTTCCTAAACAGATCACGGTAAGCTTCCTTGTTGGCTGTAGTCATACTGTTATTGTTAGCGTAGAACAAAGCCTCTAACTCTGATGGAGTAAGTGTCTTGTCGTACTTGTCCATAGAATAATCTAATGTCTGCTTGATCTTGCGTATGTCTTTAGTGAATATCTTATCAGGGCAACGTATGCCCTTGTGATTGTCGTAGAATGTCTTGTCCATAAGTGTACGGATAAGTGCTAGTTCCATAATGTGATCCCCTCTCTAAGAGATTAAGCGTATGTTTTAGTGGTGACACTCTCTAAGTCTGCTAAGCGTTTTAGCTGGTACGCTATTTCGCATTCCACTTTCTTTCTGTCCTCACCTTCTAAGCTAGGGATATCTAGTACCCCACGTAGTCGTTTGATTTCTTGCGTAGTGTTTTCTATTTCGCCACACATGCTCATGTTATATCTCCTTCGTTCCAGTAGTCCCAGCTACCTATTACTTTTTCATTTGTGTACATGTCAATAGATGCCTGATACTTTTTATCATTGAGGTATCTAATACATGCACTCATTGCTTCACTTATACTTATCTTAACTTCCACTTGAATACCTGGTTCGTCAGGGTCCATTAAAATTACTCTTGTGTTTGACATAGTATGCTCCTTCCTTAGATTTTAATGACGCATATAGGTCTAGTAGTTGTTGGTATGTAATAGTAATTAGTTGATGTTCTTCTAGTCCCTCCTCAAACTGACGTAGGTATACAATACTTTCATCTGTTAGTATCATCTGCACATCTTCACAACGATCTGTCTCATCAAGAGATGTGATAACAGATGCGTCTGATTCAAACTCTACTGTAAACATAGCAAAGCCTTCCACGAAACAGGGAACAACTCCTCCATCTTTTCACTGATCTGATCGGCTACTACTCGTGTCTCTAGCTGTGTGTCAGGTGCACATCGTAGCCTACACATGTCAGCCCAAGCATCAACACTACCTGACCAATACCACTCAGTAAGTAGATTAGTAGGCAGTACCATACGTGCTTGTTCCTCACATACACCACGGGCTAACAGATAGGTGTACTGTTTAGCTGCCTCAATACCTGCCTGTTCTATGACGGCATCTAACACACTGTCTTCCATGTCATCCCCACTGCCTTGCTTCTTATCCAAGGATGCTTCCCTTAGTTGAGGCTTGTAGAACTCAGGCTTATCGGAGACATATCTTCTAGATATTTCATTCCAACGTAAGAACTTATGCTTCACTAGCTGCCTAGCTACAAACACTGGCCCTTTAATTTGGAAGGATGCAAAGCAATGTCCGAATGGAGAGATGTGATTATGATCAGCAAGGTACTTAATAAGTTTAGCATCCTTGTCCTTCAAGGTGGGTGGACCCCACACATCACTGGTATCCATCTCAGATGTCTTTCCAAAACTTACTCGTGCTGCGTTAGCAACTGACAGGTCCGTACCCATGTGATCAATGTAAGTTACTATACTCATTGTACCCATTCTACTCCTATACACTCTAAAGTTTGGCTCTTATCACTGACCAGTACACTTGCATGTTTCAACTGTGCTTTACACAAAGTCTCGTTAGCATGTGTGCTAAGGTGGTGGTATCTTACCCCTTGATCAGGGCTAAATATAAACCATATCAATAAATATATCATACTATACTCCTAAGTCTGTTGGTGTCTGACACTAACTTATACTTTATGTCATCGTCAAGACGTAATGCCCTAGTGTCTAGGCCTGTCCATGCCTCTACCTCTCGCTTATACTGCAAGGTCTTGTGTGCTGCGTCAGGGTCAAGCGCTATCACTACCCTATAGAAACCATCTATGTGTTGTATTACTTGTGCGTTCAGTGACGTACCTAAGATAGCCATACCTGTTAAGCCTGGGATAAGCTTGGCTGCTGTGACTGCACTGATCACGTCCTCTACAATAACTACTACACCATTAGGCTTACCTATTGTACGAGTGTACACATCAGCTTCACCTGTATAGCGATACCATTTAGGTATAGCACCATCCAGTGCACGTCCTACACCATCAATCACCCTGCCCTCATGTCGTATAGGGAACACAGTACGTCGGTCTTTAACGTCGTACATCAAGCCTTCATGCTCCAATGCCCAGCGCTGTACAAACTTCTTATGTGCTACGTGTTCTGCGCTGGGCTGTACTACATACTCAGGCCACACTAACAGATCAGGTTTTGATCCTGGTAAAGTATCGCGTGGGCATAACCTGTTGCGTATTTCATCAGCAGTCATGCCAGTTGTAACAGCACCCCGCACACCACAGCCTAGCTTGTAACAGTTGTACATGACAGCCCCATCCTCACGTGTAGCAGTGAATGTGTTTCTTCCTCCACAGCTAGGACAGTTAGAGCGATACTGTATTCCTTCTTTAATATCAAGGTCTTCCACGTACTTCTTAATGTTACTAGTCATTGGTTTTCCTCTTGGCTAAAGCAGTTGATGCACCACTAAATGTGTTTACCATGTAAGGTCTAACCGAATCAGGGCTACGATGTCCAGACACTTGCATGATCTGCGCTAAGTCAGCACCACCCTCAATCATCTCAGTGATAGCAGTACGTCGTAGATCCATAGCAGTCAGGTGCTTGGGTAGTCCTGCCTCTTGTTTAACTTCGTTGATGACATCATCAATGCTATCCACTGTGTACGGTACATATGCGCCTGTTGTAGGGACAGGCTTGGGTGCTACGTAGGGTTGGAACCCAAAGTCATCCTTCTGCTGCTGTAGCATAGCGCACAGCCCCTCTGAGATGGGTAGGTGTACGTCTGCACCACGCTTACTTTGTGTTAAGTCAATGCGCTGGGCATCCAAGTCTAACTCATCCCATGTTATAGTACGCATGTCACCTACACGCTGCGCCCATTCGTAAGACATATGTACAATCAAACCAATGCTGCGCCACTTAAAGTCTGTATAAGCAGTACTCATGAACTGTGTTACTTGTTCGCGTGTCCACTTAATCTTACGTGGACGTGTAGCTTCAGTCTTTATCAATGCTATAGGATCGTTCTGCATTACATCCAGCCTCATGCTGTGCTTCCAAGCTACAGACAGGCTAGCCTTACGATAGTTAGCTGTAGCTATACCTATCTTGCGCCACTCTTGGTAGGCCAGGTTGGTATGCCTAGCCTGTAGTGTACGTGCCTTGTAGTCTCCTAAGTTCTTGCCTTCTACTGTTGTACTCAATGCTTTGTTTAGGTGTGTATCATACTCCTTCTGTGTCTTAGCTGCTAGCCTACAGTAGTGTTCACTGTGTAAGTAGAACTCTACTATGTCTCGTACCTTAGCTGTCTTGCTTGGTATGGGTAGCTTACGTCTTACCATTGTCTCCTCACTTTCCAGTAGGCCCAGCACTGTGCACAATGTCCCTCTCCTAGGATAGCATCTATCTGTCTGCACAGGTTAAGCCTATTCTCTTTCTTTAGTTGGTGGTTCCTAGCGCTAAACGTCTGGTTGTTCTGTCCTCCTAGTATTACATTTACCAGTACGCTTATCGCTATTAGTACTCTCTTTATGTAGTCAGGTATCACAGTGCACCTATAAATACTGCAAAGATATACAGGAAGGGTGATAGTAACCAGAGCACGAAGGCCCAGCACAGTACCGTACTAAAACAGTGGGTAATAAACGTCGCCATTGTCCATGCACTCCTTAACGTGTGTTAACTCAGTACGCAGTGTCTCTGCCTTGTCTTCCTCACCTATCCACTCTGCATCATCTACTGCACGAGATAGTTTGTTATGGTACTGATGTATGTTAGCCAAGTGTTCTACGTTGTATTTAACCATTGTGTTTACCCTCTCTTATCGTTGGAACTCTAGCCTATGCTTAACGCCATCCTGTGTCCACTTAATAATTGAGTGGCTGTACACACGTTCTGATCTACTCTCCCACGTAGTTACATCATCACACACCCTCTTGTTTCGGTAGCCTGTCACTACTGTTTCACTCTTGGGTTTAGCTCCACGATCAGCACCTATCAGGCCACCAATGATAGCACCACCTGCTGCACCTTTATCATTACCACCTATGACCTTGCCTGACACACCACCAATGATCATACCTAGTAGTGCACCTTCTGCTGCATTGCCTCGTCGTTTTACTGTACCGTACACAGGTACTTCAGTGTTGTAGCACTGCTTACTTGTTACAGGTACTTCAGTCCAAACGTTTTCGTACTTGTGTGTTATGGTTGCTGTGACTGTGCTACCTGCTGTTGCTGCTGTTGTCCCAGCTAATAGAATTGCTATTGATAGTTTAAACATTTTAGTCTTCCTTTTTGTTAAGTTTTACTTCTACACCATCAAACTTACGATACTTTTTTAACAGCCTCAATGCTTCCTCATGATTCCTTGTTGTGTGATACATGAATGCATCACCTGTTCTAGCTACTGCTACTTCTATTTCGTAATGCATTTTAGTTTTCCTTTTTGATAAGTTGTTCACGGTTCTTTTCATTATGCTTTTTATATATTGGGTTGGGTGTACTAGACCAAGATAGGATAGTGAACCATTTATAGTTTGTCCAGTTGTCGCCTATCTCCTTAAAGACACACCAATATTCTGCGCGTTCTCTTTCCATCTCATCCCAGTCCCAGACACAAGGTATATCTAGCATGGTAAGTTTCATTGTCTTACCTGATGTGTATGTTATCTCTACATCTGCTGTTACTAGTAAGTATGTTTTTCTAGCCATTGTCTTATCCTTTCCTTTATTGCTCATGCTTCTACCTCCTCAATCACTTCAAGATCGGTAAACTCTTGCAGTCCTTCACGCCAATCTGTCTCATCGTAGTCTTCCCATGTATCGCTACGGTCTGCGTTAATTTCCTCTAAAATTTCAGGCAGTGTCATCTCGCGCAATTCACCGCAAATTGTGTGTCTAAGTTTATAAATCATGCCGCTAACTCCTCTTCTAACCTATACTGCGTTACAGGCTGTCTGTACCTGTCGTGCTGTTGCTGATATATCCATTGTCCCACATAGGCACAAGCCTGTCTCTGTTGCTGGTGTAGTGTCTAGCCAGTCGCCTGTTTCTTTACCTTCAAGAGTTGACAGGTAGTATCTACTGACAAATTGCTTGTAGTCTTTGCCAAGTAAGTAAAACTCCACCAACGGTGTACCTTTCCCATCATATGTTAAGCAATCGTTTAGTCCATACTTGTCACCCTTGTATATAATACGTGCCTCTAGTTGTTTACCTTGATCATTTATACCTAAGTTAATAAACATTTTGTTATCCTTTCGCGGTTAATTCGTTCACATAATCGCGGTATTCTTTCGCCTCTTTATAAGTCCAGAACTCTTGAATGCACCCATCGTCAACTATATGGTAAACAGTTGCGTTGTTTTCATTTTTTACACGTAATATTTCCATTGTGTCTTATCCTTACCCTGCAAAATGTCTTAGTTGGCGTTTACTTACTTTGTTTTTGTTCTGCTCAAAGTAAACTGATACCTTGCCCATATGCAATACTTTCATTGATTTAAGTGTTTGTACTTTAAAGCCACGCGATAAAGTCTTGCGTTTACGTACTATTCCTTTGCGCCCTAGCATATTGTATCGAAAGCCTGTTGTTCTGTCGTTGAGTGGTTTTGTTGCTATGCAAATAAACATTGTGTTACCCTTTCAAGGTTAGTTAAATTAAACGTTATGTATTCTTTTCCAGGCTACCCAAGTAGCCGCTTGCACTTCGTAGGCTTTCATGCCGTGCTTCTTGCCAGCTTTACTGTATGCAGCTTGCAATTCTTGGCGCAGCTTCTTGCCTATGTTTGGGACTTCTTGCATGGTGCGCCTATCATTGTTAGCTATGCACCATGCATGACCATCTATCACACAAACATCCTGCCCCATGATACATAAAAAGAAGTCTGTTATCTTAGGGCCTTTCAGTATAAACACTGTATCATCTAATGTGTGCGGATTATCTTGCAGGATATACCACGCCTTGTCTCGCATTGTCTTGTATGTACAGGGTGCGGTGTCTTCCACATAACCACCCTCAACATATGTTTTCAACATGTTGTCAGTATCAATTAAATTGCGCTCCCATCTATTAGTCGGTGACAATGCCGCACACACACCTACAACAATATGCAATGGCAATTCGTACTTGTCCGCCATATCTTGGCAAGCTTGCTTTGCGTCTGCGTACCATGATCTGCCGTGTTGTTCTTCTTTCATGGTTATTTGCGCCATGACTTTATTTATGTTGCGAGTATAGTTTGACATTGTGTGCACCCTTTGTTTTGTGCGTTTCGATGTATTGATATGGGCATATACTTTTCATAATGACAATACCCTAATTTAATTTATTTTAGTT